TATGGTTTGGGTTTGAACAAGAGTATACCATCATAGAAGATGGACGACCACTTGGATTTCCCAAGAACGGTTACCCCGCTCCTCAGGGTAGATACTACTGTGGAGTTGGGACCAACCAAGTCAATGGACGTGAGTTTGTGGATGAACACATGGAGATGTGTATTAAAGGGGGGATTGATATTACTGGTACCAATGCTGAGGTTCTTCTCGGTCAGTGGGAATACCAAGTATTCAGTAAGGGAAAACTAAAGGCTGGTGACGACCTATGGATGTCTCGTTACATCCTTCAACAACTCAGCGAAGAAAAAGGATACGAGATTGAGTTCCACCCCAAACCAGTTCAAGGTGACTGGAATGGTTCGGGACTTCACTGTAACTTCTCCAACGATAAGATGAGAGACGAAGGTGGTGAGGATTACTTCAAAAACATCTTCCGTTCCTTCGAATCCCGTCACCAAGAACACATTAAGAATTACGGTTCAGACAATTACTTACGTCTAACTGGTAAACACGAGACTCAGTCAATCGACAAGTTCAGTTGGGGAGTTTCTGATAGGGGGTCTTCCATTCGTGTACCGCTAGCTACGGCGAAAGAGTGGAAAGGGTACGTTGAGGACCGTAGACCAGCGTCGAATGGAGACCCCTACAAAATTGTAAAAGTTATCGCAGATGCTCTGGACTTTGCCTTACATTTGGATAAAATTAACTATAACATGACTGTTAAGGTTGACGTGGAGAAAGCGAAAGAAGCTCTTGCTTACCTTGGGGGACATGATTATGATGAAGAAGAAAGAACTATCGATAACATCGGAAAAGAGTAATGGGAAAACCTTATTTTGAGCAACGGCTCACGTACACATCTGACGGTCGTCTTATGGACGAGAATGGAAACGCTATCATGATGGAGTGGGAGAGACCCATCATGGAGAAAAGTGCGGAGATTGTCTGCCGAAATAAGGGAAGAGTTCTGAACGTTGGGTTTGGGATGGGTTTGATTGATTCGTTTATTCAAACTCATGGTGTCGATGAACATTGGATTATCGAACCTCATCTTGATGTCTTCACCAAAATGATGGACGACGGATGGCACCTCAAACCCAACGTCAGGATTCTACATGGAGACTGGCAGTGGTTCATGAAATACCTCCCTAAGTTTGATGGGATTTACATCGACACTTGGGCTGAGGAGATTTGGGATTTCCAACGAAACGTTCCAAACATGCTTAAACCCGATGGCATCTTTTCTTTCTTCAATAACCCAAGAGGTGATGAGAATGGAATTCATATGACCAAAACTGAGTTTGACATTCTAACTCCGATTTGTAATATTGAATATGAAACCATGGAAATTCCTTCTATTGATGGACCTGAGCGTCAAACAACCAACGGAGGTTTCTATTGGCATTCTGAATGGAGAACTTATTATTGTCCAATTCTAACACTAAAATAAAATGTCAGAACCTACATCTACTTACGAGTTCGTAAATCACCCTAATCATTATGGCGGAGAAACAAACACATATGAAGTCATCAAAATTATCGAAGCTTTGGAGATGGATTTTCATCTCGGTAATACTTTTAAGTACATCGCTAGGGCTGGTAAAAAAGAAACAGACAGAGAAATCCAAGACCTAAAGAAAGCCCTTTGGTACTTGGAAAGAAAAATTCAACTACTTGAGAACAAATGATATTTTACCTATTGATGGGTATTCTTGTATCATGGTTCATGGATTGGTTGACTTTTAATACCCCCTATCAACTCACTAACTGGGAAAGATTTCTCATGGCTCTGATTTGGCCCTTGATGTTTATCTTTGTCGTTGTGAAATTTATAAAAGAATTTATTAATAATGAATGAAGATTATATCGGTAAAGTCGTCAATGGTGACTGTATCGAAGTTATGAAGACCATGGAAGAAGGTTCTGTGGATTTGATTGTTACCTCACCACCCTATGGTGTTGGTATCGATTATGATGTCCACGAAGATGATATGGTTTGGGAGGAATATGTAAAATTTACATATTCGTGGATGGAACAAGCATACCGAGTCCTTAAAGACGACGGAAGGATTGCCTTGAACATCCCTTATGAGATTAACCGTCAAGCTAAGGGAGGTCGTATCTTTATGGTCTCTGAGATTTGGCAGATTATGAAGAAAATTGGTTACAAGTTCTTCGGGGTTGTTGACTTGGAAGAAGAGTCTCCACACAGAAGTCGTACCACAGCTTGGGGGTCTTGGATGAGTCCATCTGCCCCGTACATCTATAATCCAAAGGAATGTGTCATCTTGGCTTACAAGAAGAACCACATCAAGAAAGTTAAGGGTGAACCTGAGTGGGTTGGTGAACTTGGGGAACGTGAGGACAAGAATGGTGTTATGAAACCAAAGACTTTCTACACTGAGGAACAAAAACGTGAGTTTATTGATTTGGTATTTGGTCAGTGGCATTACTTTGCCGATACAAGAAGTCTTACCAAGGCAACCTTCTCAATGGATATTCCGACTAAGGCAATCAAAATCTTGACCTACAAGAATGACTTGGTGTTGGACCCATTTGCTGGCTCGGGTACCTCGATGGTTGCTGCCGAGACTCTTAATCGTCGTTGGATTGGTATTGAACTTAGTCCAAACTACTGCAAGGTTGCCAATGAAAGGGTTGGGTTCTTTGTTCAACAGAAACGTCAACAAGTGTTGGATTTTAAAAAAGAAGAAGAATAGATTGTTGAAAACTATGTCATCAAAAAATTTGACTGGTCGGTTTTTTATTTGTATTTTTACACTTTAAAACCCTTTTTACTATGACAACAATTGATATTATAAATCTTCTTGGGTGGTTGACCTTGATTGCCGCGTGGGGTGTCAGGGCGTACATGGCACGTAAAGAAGATAAACTCCAAGTTCAACTCGATGAGAAAATCTCGTTGGCAAAATCCCCTGAAGAAATCCAAGAGTGCGAGAAAATGTTTATTGATATTCACACCAACCGATTCGGTGCTTTTGGTTCTTATGGAGTATCGATTCAGATTATGGCATTCGGTATCGGACTTTTCGTTTCAAACTTTATTCATTTAATTTTCAAATAACATGACAGTAAAACAAGCACTCAAAGAGAAAAACAAACTCGCCAAGTCGATTCAAGAGTTGGTGACGCGTATCCAAAAGTACAACTCTGTGGAAGAAGGAGCTATTCGCTCTTACGACCCCAAGGAAGACATGGATAAACTTCAGAAGGTGGTTTCGGACTTGGCACTTCTCAAGACCCGTATCCACATGGCAAACCAAAACGTTTACCATAAAATTTTCCGTTTGTCGGAACTCAAGGGATTGGTTAAGTACCTTCGTGGTATTGACTGTTCTGAGGGTAAGACTTCAACACATCAACGTTACGGTGAATCCGCAAGTGTGGTGAAAACTACCGTCATCACCAAAGTTGAGATGGATAACCTCGTCTCTTGGTATGAACAAGAGATTGAACGAATCCAAGATGAGTTGGACATCCACAACGGAACCACTGAAATCTAAAGTTGGTGACTGATTGGGTGGAGAATTTCGGACTAGCAAAGTTCTACCATTAAACTACTAAAGTAAGATAAGTGATGTCGGGATTGAAAGTCAAAATTCACAAATTCACTCGGACTCAAAATTCGTTAAAGAGAGAATCAATAACCTCAAAACTCCTTTAAAATAATTCTTACCCCTTCAGCCCAACGCCCCCACCCTTAAAAAGGTGGGGGTTTTTAGTTTGATTTGAAAATACACTATATGAAATGAAGATGATATTTATAGTTTGTTATAATAAAATTTTGTTGTATATTTAGGTATGGATATTAAAAAACAAAGGGGTCAGTTCTTTACAACAAAAGAGAAAGTTTTAAATGTGTTGGTATCTCTAATCCAAAACAGAGGTGATGTTTTTGAACCATCTGCAGGTTCCGGGCATATTATAAATGCGGTCGAAAAAGTTCATGACAAAAAAATTTATGCTTGTGAGTTGGATTACGAAAAAGTTGAAACAAAAGTTTGTCAATCAGAGATTACCGTGAGTAATTTTTTTGATTACATAAAAAATAATAAAAAATACTCATCTGTCATCGGGAATCCACCATTTGTTAAGCTTAAAAATGTTGAACTTAGTACCATTGATTTATTACCTGAAAAAATAAAAGGTAATGGAAATCTTTATTATTTGTTTATAAAATATTCTATAGAAGTCTTAGAAGACAATGGTGAAATAATATTCATTGTTCCAAAAGAGTGGTTATACAACACAAGTTCGCAATTTTTAAGGGACTATTTGAAAGTAAATGGTGATTTCACTCATTTTATTGATTGTGGAGAAGAAAAACTTTTTGACGATGCTGATGTTCCAGCCTTATGTATTTTTCGTTATCAAAGAGGGTATAATGGTAAAACAAAATATTATGACTCAATTGAAGATTTCCATTCTAACACATACAAAGATAAAAAAACAATTTATGGTAAAACGGTAAGTTTTGTGATAAATAAACGAACATCAAATAAGATATCTGATTATTTTGATGTTAAAGTTGGTCTTGTCACAGGTTCTGAGCCTGTATTCAAGTTAGATAATGATACAACTTTGGAAAATGAATGTATCATACAAATGGTCACTACGAGCAAGACTTTACAGAATTATTTATTTTTGGATAAGTATTCATCTGTAGATAATATCCCAAAAAGAACACGTGAATATATTCTTTCAAAAAAAGAAGTTCTCTTAAAAAGAAAAATAAAAAAGTTTGGTGTTAAAAATTGGTGGCATTATGGGGCTCTGAGAAATTTAGAACTTATGAAATCCGATAGACCACGAATATATGGTTTAATGAAAACAAGAGATTTAAACCCTTTTTGGATTGGTGAGCCTAAAACGTATTTTTCGGGAGGTGTGTTTGCTTTATTCCCAAAAAATAACCTTAATCTTGATTTACAACTAATGACCGATTATCTTAATAGTTATCAATTTAAAGAAATCCTATCTGAGGCTAATATGTATTCCAACAACAAAGTCTCATTTACACCAACCGCTTTTTCATCGTTACCTTTCGAGATATAGATGAAAATATTTTTAGATTTATTTGGATTTAACATTCGTGTGTATTACCTTTGTTGAAAATTAATAATTTTCTTCATGGAAGCTACACGAGCCGATTTAAACCGTTTATCTAAAACACTGTATAATTTATTGAAGTTTTCTTCGCAAAAAGGCAAAAAGGCTAAACTTAAGTGTCAAAGGTCCATTTTTTCAGCTCTCAATTTTTCTGAAGCCGACTTGAACATTTTAGAAAATTTTGTTTCCGATTGTACTCAAGGTAAGATATGGTCTTCAGACGAGTTTTTAAACGGAGACAAACAATACAGATACAATCTTTGGGACTATCTAACCAAACTCCAATACAAACCAATTGTTGAGTCACTTATTTTGGAAACACCCCCAATTGGAACACCGAATGCTCACACAGGGGAATTTGAACTTATGTTATTATTGACCCTTCACAATACTGTTACTAAACCATCAAAAAATGATATTCATCATAAAAACTACGGAACCAAAAATATCAAAGGGGGGACACCAAGACTCTACACTGATGTGAGTGGGATTGATTTGAATAGGATTATGTTGAATAAATTTGGAGAATACGGTATGAACCCATTCGTTTTCAAATCGGTACTGTATGGTCAGTTAATGAACCAAAAGGCTATTAAACATTTTAATAGTGAAGTCGAAAGATTGAAACTCAACTCAACACAAACAAGAGACATTCTTGAAACTTGGCTTTGTCAACAATTTCCTAAAAACCTTTTCAACGATGAATATTTTGACAACATCTTAGATGGGGTTATTGAAGATGGGAAGTTAAATTTGAAAAAGTGGGAAATTAGTAACTTAACACACATTTTCATTAATAGTTCGAACAAACATGAAAACTTTTTGATTTTTGGGGAAGATGGTGATATATTTCATTTAACTCAAAACCCTGAGTATTTCAAGTCATTGTTGTACAAGGGGACTATTAAACCTGAAAATCAATTTTTTCGGTTGAATCAAATAGAAAAATGTGGGATGTATTTTGAGGTTTCTAACCAATAAAATTCAAAGATTTATTACCCCACCCCTAAAAAGGTGGGGGTTTTTTTATTCAGTAGATTTTTTGTATCTTTGTCGTATGAACTTAGAGACTTTACACCGGTACTATGAAGATGGGTTGTTGTACAAACAAACTCACCCAACCCTTCCATTGACTATATGGAACTACACTGAAAAGGTTCAGTATGAGGGACTGTGGGACGAGGTGACTCTGCAATGTCGAGGTTTAATTACTGAAGATACTACCGGTACGATTTTGGTTCGCCCTTTCAATAAGTTCTTTAATTACGAGGAGGTTGTTGGAAAGGGTATGATACCTACAAAAGGTGACTATGTGTACATCCAAGAAAAGATGGATGGGTCCTTGGGTATTCTTTTCAACTACAAAGATGAATGGATTATGGCAACTCGTGGTTCATTTACCTCTGAACAAGCCATAAAAGGTCTTGAGATTGTTAAATCTAAGTATTTCTTGGGTTCATGGGCTAAGGAATATGCTTACTTGGTAGAAATCATCTACCCTGAAAACCGTATCGTTGTTGACTACGGTGAGGAAAAGGTAACTTTTTTATCTGTGGTTTTGAATGAGAGTTGGAAATGGAAACCAACGGACGACACTGAACTACACTGGACTACCGCAAAGATGATTCTACATGCTAACGGTGTTAAAGATAATTTGGTAAAAACCGAACAACACTTCAACTTCTCTGATGAGTTATACAAGTCGTTGAAAGAAAAGAACGAAACCAACAAAGAAGGTTTTGTTCTTAGATTCCAACCTGGCAACTTCAGGATGAAAATCAAGTTTGAAGAATATGTTCGTCTCCATAAAGTTATGACCAACCTGTCGACAACTGCGGTTTGGGAGGTATTATCCAACGGTGGTAATATGGATGACTTGTTGAAGGATGTGCCTGATGAGTTTTATTCCAAAATCAATGACTATGAGAAATCTTTGATTATTCAGTTTAACAACTTGGAAGAGGAATACCAAAACCACTTTGATTCTATCAGAAGATTGGGTAATAGAAAGTTATTTGCTCAGTGTGCGGTCATGTTTCAACACCCATCAATATTGTTTGGTATGTTGGATGGTAAAAACATTTCTTCTATAATTTGGAAGATTATCAAGCCGGAATTTCGTAAGTTGTAAAACAATTCGTATCTTTGTTGTATGAAAATCGTATTAGAAAAAGGACAGGGTCTTTTTTTCACATCAGACACTCATTATAACCACGGAAACATTTGTCGTGCCACCACCAATTGGACGGGTGTTGACAACCTGACCCGTGATTATAAGTCCTTGAACCATATGAACGATACATTGGTGAATAGAATCAACGAGATGGTGGGTGAGAACGATATCTTGATTCACTTGGGTGATTGGTCGTTCGGTGGATTTGAATCTATTGCTGAGTTCCGTAGTCGGATTCTTTGTAAGAACATTCACCTGACTTTCGGTAACCACGACCACCACATCCGTAGAAACAAGGGTGATATCCAAGACATCTTTTCATCTTGTCAGGACTACCTTCACTTGGATATTCGCAAGTCCATGGGCAAAGAGGTTTTGAAATATTCTATGGTGTGTATGCACTACCCCATTGCCTCATGGGACGGAATGAACGACGGTGTTGTTCACCTTCACGGACACGTTCACCTTCCACCCAACCTTCGTATCAACGAGGGTAGAGCCATGGATGTTGGAGTGGACGGAAATGATTTATACCCGATTTCTTTTGAGGAAATCCGTAACATTATGAAGGACCGTCCTTCCCGAAAATTAACCTTACCAAAAGACCATCACGAAAAAAGATTGTAAAATTATGATACCAAAAATATTAACGTTAGTAAGAGGATTACCAGGAAGTGGTAAATCAACATTTGCAAATTTTATTTGGAATGAGTATGCAATATGTGAAGCTGATAAGTTTTTTTATGATTCGGAAGGACATTATTTATTTGATGCAAGTAAATTAAGAGAAGCTCATAAGTGGTGTAGAGATGAGGTTGAAACTCGTATGAAGGATAATGAAGTAAACCCACAATACTATCCTGAAATTGTAGTATCCAATACATTTACTCAAGAGTGGGAAATGGAAGAGTATTTTAAATTAGCTGAAAAGTATGGATATATGGTATTTACCGTTGTAGTGGAAAACCGACATGGTGGAGTAAATCAACATGGAGTACCTGAAGAAAAGTTAGAGCAAATGAAAAACAGATTCGAAATCAAATTAATTTAAAATTGTAACCCTCACTGAAAAGTGGGGGTTTTTGTTAATACAAAGTTAAGGTTCCGTTATGATTTTGTCATTTTAGAAAACTTAACATTGGGTTCTTGTAGTTATCGGTGAAACTTAGAAAACCATGCTATTAACAATATTACTATCACTTGGACTTCAGTCACAAGTTGATACTACAGGTTTGGAGGGTCAACTCGAAGAAGTTACAGTAAAAACAACATTTAAAAGAGAATCCCAAGGTTCTGTAAACCTTCAGGCAAAAACCAGTGTGACAATGGTGGATGGGATGTCCCAAGAAATAATTAAAAAAAGTCCCGATAAAAACTTAAGTGAGACACTCAAAAGAGTTGGGGGTCTTACCATTCAGGGTGACCGATTCGTAATCATCCGTGGACTTAACGACCGATATAATTCAGTACTTCTTAATGGAGCCCTTCTTTCATCAACCGAACCTGACAGAAGGGCTTTTTCATTTGACATCATCCCAAGTAATGTTGTGGAAAATATGATGGTAAACAAAACGGCAAGTGCTAACCTACCGAATGACTTTGCTGGCGGTGTAATCCAAATCAACACAAAGAGTGAATTTGTCGACGCTGGTCAATCATTTTCTGTTGGCACATCTTATGGTACTTTGTCTACTTTTCAACCAAGTCAGTATGTGAAGTTCAGTGACCTACCAAATCTTTTTCCAACGACCAAAGAATTCAGGATGAGTTCACTCGAGGAAAGGAGATATTTCACCTCAATGATTCCGACAACCTTTGAGATTCAAGACAGAACAAATCCTCTAAACTTCAACTTCAATTATTCTATCATTAATAGAGTTCGTTTGAAAGAAGGTGGATTCGGATTCGTCGCTAATGTAATTTACAGGAATTCAAACTCAATTACCTACTCCAATAGGAGGGACTACCAGTCTTTGACGGAGTTAACTTATGATTACAATGACAGGGTAAATACAAACACACAAAACTTAAGTGTTATGTTCAATCCGACTTTTCTACTTGGTTCCAAGAAGTTTACGGTAAGAAATCTATTCAATTATCAGGGTGAGAATCTTTTTATTCACAGAACTGGTGAGAATTACGACAACCTACAAGAACTTGATTACACAAACTCTATTGGATATAAAAAGTTCATCTACACTTCTCAATATGAAAAAACTTGGTTGAACAAAACTTTTGGAGTGAATTACTTTTGGATGAACCGTAATCAACCTGACTACAGGATTACTCCATTGGCTCGTTCATTAGGTTCACAAGACACCATGAATTTTGTATGGAGGGACACCTACAGATTTTGGTCTAAAATGAATGAACATGGACTTGGAACTCATTACAATATTACGGGTAAAAAATTAAGTTGGGGAATCACTGAACAATTCAAACTTAGAATGTTTGACGCAAGAGTGTTCAGGTATAGTGATAAAATAACTTTGAGTGAAATCACAAACAATACTGATAGTTACAATGGTGGGTCAAACCTCTTGGCGGGTTTTGTAATGTTTACCGGTAAAGTTGGAAGACTTAACTACTCAGGAGGTCTTAGAAACGAAAACCAAAACTTTTTGGTAAACACTGCTGATTTTAGCGGAAGACAAATACAAGTCTTCAGAAACTATTTCGACTTCCTTCCTTCAGTAAACTTGAACTATAACTTAACCGAGTCTAATAACCTTAGATTTTCAACAAGTCAGACGGTTGCTCGTCCTGAGTTTAGGGAGGTAAGCAATTTTGCTTTCTATGATTTTGTAAGAAATGCTCAAGTGATTGGTAATCCAAATCTTGAGAAGTCAAAGATTACAAATGTAGATTTAAGATATGAGAGTTTCTTCACACCAACTGAAAACTTCTCAACCTCGGTATTTTTCAAACATTTTAACAACCCGATTGAACAAGTGGTTGCTAATGGTTCATCACCAAGCAATTTGATTCTGACTTATTCTAATCCAAATCAGGCTGTGTTGTTCGGTGGTGAGATGGAGCTCAGAAAAAAAATCGGAGAACAATTCACGGTTTCGACAAACTTAAGTTACATCAACTCAAGTGTAACAGTAAATGGAATGACAAGACCACTACAAGGTCAGTCTCCATACATAATTAACACAGGTGTATTCTACACCAAGAAAAACATTTCTGTTTCGTTATTCTACAATAGAATCGGGGAGAGAATATCAGCAGTTGGATTCAACGGATACTCCGACATTTATGAAAACGGAAGGGACCTCGTAGACGCGACGGTCCAATATAAAACCAAAAAGATGGAGTTTAAACTCGGATTGACTGACTTTTTATCTCAAGGAACGATTCTATATCAGAAGTTACCGAACAGGAATTTAATAAACACAATAAACGAGAAAACAATCTCAATTTCACTAAATTACAAACTATGAAAAAGTTAACAGCTTTTCTATTATCCTCACTTTTAATTTTTACATCATGTGAGGATGAAATCATTGACCCAAACGAACTTGTTCTTCAGGGTACTTTAACTGAGGATAAAACCCTCACAAAGGATAAACTATGGACTCTTAAAGGATATGTCTTCGTCCCTGAGGGAATTACCCTTACCATTGAAGAAGGAACCACCATTCACAGTGACATCGCTGAGAAAGGGGCTCTTATTATCGAACGTGGTGGAAAGATTATGGCTGAAGGAACCGCGGATGAACCAATCGTATTTACATCAGGAAACGCTTTCCCACAATCAGGTGACTGGGGTGGTATTGTAATCTTAGGTAGAGCAAAGACCAACCAAATTGAACCAATCATCGAAGGTGGGGTCGGAAAAAATTATGGTGGAGAAGACGATGCTGATAACTCAGGAGTTTTCAAGTATGTGAGAATTGAATACGCTGGAATCGCTGCGTTTGCTAATTCAGAATTAAATGCACTCACTTTAGGGGGTGTCGGTAGTGGAACCGTGGTTGAATATGTTGAGTGTTATTACTCGTTTGATGATGCGTTTGAGTTCTTTGGTGGAACTGTTTCACCTAAATACTTGGTGGCGGTTGGAACAGGTGACGATGATTACGACTTTGACTTCGGATACAGAGGAACCATCCAATACGCAATTTCAAAAAGAGACCCTTTGTTTGTTGACGGAGCGGATGCTGGTAACGGTATTGAATGCGATAACGACGGAGCTGGTTCAACCCTTACCCCAACAACCAAACCAACCCTTCTTAACTTCACACTCGTAGGTCCTGTTTTAACTCAGTCTCTCACAAACCACAACTTGGCGATGAGATTCAGAAGAGGAACAAACTTCGTAGTTAAAAACTCAGTATTTTATGGATACATGAAAGGTGGTTTACAGATTGAGAGTGACATCACAGTACAATCGTTTAAAAATGGTGTTTCTGAATTCACAGGAAATGTTGTTCACAGCGTTGACACAACTAAAATCCTTATCACAAAGTCTCCATTAATTTTATCATTGGAAGAGATGACTACCAAAGTTGTGAATGACAACAATACACTTTGGACATCTTCCACATCACCCGTTACAAATGGTTTTGAAACCTTGAATGGTAACGTAGGTGCTATCCCTCAAGGAACCACTAACTGGCTCCTTGGTTGGACCAAATTCTAAGTTTCACAAAACGGTCCTAAAGGAACCCCTCTACGGAGGGGTTTTTTGTTTTTTAAGGTATTTATATGAAAAGTTTAATAATGAAAGAAGAGTTCATAATCAAGTTTGTGCAAGTAAAAAACCAATTCAAGTTTTTACACTGGCAAACATTTAGTTATTCCAAACACAAAGCTTACGACAAAGTACAGAAAGATTTGGATGGACTCATTGACGAGTTTGTTGAAACCATGATGGGGAAATACGGTAGACCTGAGTTCCCTGCAGAATTCGCAATCATGTTCCAAGATATCAATAGGTTATCAATGCAAAATTTCTTGGACAATACTATTGAGTTTTTCTTAGATATGTCCAATGAACTTGACCCAAGCCTTGACTCAGATTTGTTGAACATTCGTGACGAAATGATGGGAACCATCAACAAGTTGAAGTACCTTCTTACGTTAGAATAATATGAAAAAAGTTATCCTCGAGTCGGGACTCAGAGATATAAAAGACCTCAGAAAAAGATACCCGAAAGCTAAGATTTATTTTCACCAAGACTTGGATGGGGTAACCACCGCCTTGGCTATGAAAAAATATCTCGAGGACAATGGTTTTGATGTTGTAGATTCTGAAATCATTCAATATGGTGATAGAGAATTTGCGGTAAAAAAACCTGAAGCTAGTGGTGAAGTGATGCCAGTTTTAGTGGACTTTGCCCACGGTAAACCAATGTTTGTTATTCATACCGACCACCATGACACCCAAGTTGGTGCTGAAAAGGATGCGTCAAAAAGTTTCAGACAAGCACGTTCCAATGTTGAAACAATATCTCAAATTATATCTCCCAAAGAAATATTCCCAAGTTCCGATATCAAGTTGATATCTACAGTAGACTCGGCGGATTATGCCAAACACAATCTCACCACAAAGGACGTAATTAATTACATTTTCAGATTAGATAAAGACAAGGGTCTTCAACAAAACAAGATGCTCCTTGGTCTCACCATTAACAAACTTCTTCTCGCATTCAAAAACAAACCAGGTTTTTTGGAAGGTTTGGTTATGAACTCTGAACCATCTTTATTATCAATTTTAGGTAATATCCGTAGATGGATGGAGGATAATTCGAGAGAAACACCTGAGACACTTCAAAGAAACACTCAGAGGTATCTTGACTCGATGAAAAACCATCAGAATGTAAATGTCGAAGATGGAATCATATTCCAATATGGAATGGGTTCTCTAAAAGGTACAGGCTCTTACGACCGATATACATCATTCCATAACAACCCTGACGCAGACTTCTTGGTCATCATGTGGCCAATGGGGTTAGTCCAAGCGTCCTGTAATCCATTTAAAAAAGACAGAGAACTTAAAGGGGTTGACTTAGGAGAAATCAAAAACGAGGTATTAGCAAAATGGGAGGAACCACTTAAGAATAGAATTGTCCCACTGTCAACAATCAAGTACGTAAGTGAAAAATCTGTAGGAGAAGAAAGTGTTGGTTTCACCTACAAGGATTTTGAAGCGATGTATGGTGATAAAATTCTTGGTATAGAAGGCGGTATTGAAAAGATGAATCAAATTAAATCAATCCTCGACAGACCTTTTAGTGACTTGACAGAGGAAGAGAAAAAACTCTTAGACAGAATTGGGGTTAACGCTTGGGATTTGATTAAAGCCAATTCAGGTGGACACAAATGTATTACAAATATTTCAGGACTTAGTTACTTAGGCAGAGCAACAAGACCACCTGAAGGCAAATATAGATATGATTCTGAATCTGATGATACTCCTTACGTTAAGTTCACCAAGATGGTTGGGCAAGAATTTATGAGAGTTCTTAAAGATAAGATTCGTCAGAGCAAGGAATCAAAGGAGTAATTTAATCTCGTCTCCTTTTTTGATTTTGAGTTTTTCCGCGGAACCACCTCTTATTTCCAAAATCAATCTACCTCTTCCACAATAATTTTCACAATCTTCGTCTTTCTTTGATTCACATGGCGGACAATTGTGATGGATTTTGGAAATCGTAAGACCCTCGATAAAAATAACATCCAAGGGTATCGTACATTTTTTCATCCAAAAACAATTGGTATCATCATCCATGATGAACAACATTCCATTATATTTGTCGGTAAAGTTTTTACCCATCATACCTTCGGCTCTTCCTTTGTCGTCATGTCTGACTTTTACATTGAAGATATTGTTTCCTATTTTTACTTTCATAATCTATTTATAAATATGAAAAAGAGACGAGACGTTGCTAGTGTTTTAGTAAAAGTTGGAGACGAATGTTTATTATGTAAGAGAGCTCCGTCTCAAAGTTATCCAAATACTTGGTCTATACCTGGCGGAGGTGTCGACAAGGGAGAAGAACCGAAGGAAGCTGCTGCCCGTGAATTTTACGAAGAAACTGACAATGAAATTTCTGTTGATGATTTAGTTTTTAGAGCGGTCATGCCAAAAGTCAAGAATGGTAAAACAAAAGGGTTGATGTATATCTACACACTGCAACCTAATGAAAAAATTTATCCCGATTTGGAAAATGCTGAAGACGGACATGAACATTCCGAGTGTAGATACTTCCAAGTTGACAAACTTGATAAAATGGAAATGGGAACTAATCTTTACAAAGTTGTTAGAAAAATTTTTGGTTTAGATTGAACTTTTGTTCGAAATGACTATATTTATGAACTCTACCGTTTGGTAGAAACACACCCCAACAAAAGTTTCATTCAGGGTATTGACGGAACACAATTCTGTATTATCTTTGTGAAACACTCGGATGAAGGAGTAGAATCCTTACCCAAATCCCACAACGAGTGTTCGAGAGAATATTCATATGTTGTGGGATTTTTTTCTGAGTTAGTTCTTTAAAATACATAGCGGGATAGAGCAGTTGGTCAGCTTGCAAGGCTCATAACCTTGAGGTCGGGGGTTCAAATCCCTCTCCCGCAACAAAAGTTTGATAAGGTACTTGACCAAAACAAAAACCTTATTATACTTTCACAACAAGTCAGGGAAACCTGACACGTTCTTTAAAATGTTAAAAAGGCGGTTTAGCGTCTTCAGATAACCCCAGTGATGGGACTAAAAGGGATGAGAAGGTTTAGCGACCTTAGTAGTCTCGCAGGTCGATGACCTGACAACTAAACAAAGTACCTACGGTGAAAACCCTGACGGCAAGTGCTGAGGGGGAGACATCATCCCGATTTTGTAGAGAATCGGGGTTGAGATGGAGACATCAATAGGAAAAGGTACAGGTGACGGTTTGAGACATCCCGCCGGATGTTGTAAAGCTGGGTACCAGTCTGAGGGGTTACCACGGGTTTAAACCCACCGTAGTCCTGATTGACCGTCAACTGGCGGGTTGACAGAGAGGTGTGAAGCATTTCGTTCTCAAAAGGAATGGACCTTCTCCCGAAGCACATCTTTCATTCTTCTACAAAGCTACATATCAATATGAATGATATTCAATGATACAAGCAAAAGTCTTCGGGCGTTGGTACTGAAAGGTGTCTAATCCTTCAGGTCATCGGACCAATGAAGGCACGGATAGGACCGCAAGTCCATCGGTGTTGATTGGGAAACTACTCGTGGGACGGCCATCCCTTAGTTAGCTCGCAAGGTTGAAGAGATAGGAGTATCAGTTGAGTTGGTGTCAACGAAAAGAGTGGTAGACTCAAATTACCGACACTGGTTGGTTACGACAGGCAACTGTTGTGGACCGAGTGGGGAAACAATAATCCCACCAAAGACTGACCACCTAAGCTCGTAGTCTCAGAGCATTAGCCAAACCCCCTTCCGTAAGGTTGGGGGTTTTTTATTTTTAATATTTGGTAGATTGAGAAAAGTTTCTTATCTTTGAAGTATAAAACAAAAAAGGGATATGAAATTGAATTACCACCACATCCGCATCGAACACGAAAAGTTTGGTGTTTTGGTTAATGAGAGTTTTTTGGACTCCGTCCAATACAAGATTTTCTTGAAGATGGTTCACGGATGCTTGGAACTCAAGGAAAACCTTTCTTTTTTTAATGGGACAGATTTTTTAATTAATGTCCCACACAAATACTTGATAGACTCGATTATCATTTCTACTTCCAAGGAGTACGAGAGTGAAACGAACCTCACTGAACACTTCAGGTCTAAAATTGAATCGTTGGTTACCAAGTAAATTCCTGACACTTTGTCAGGTGGTGGAGCGACTGACAATCTGTCAGTCCCAAGAAGGTCAGAGAAATCTGACCTTTTTTTTTTACTCGGCAAAATAATTTTTTCCTTGTTGAAGGTAATCTAATAGGAAGTTTTCGATTTCATCAGGGTCTACACCGTAAGAGTAGTCTGTCATGACCGTATCTACTAAAGAGTCAAAAAATGTGGGACTGTCAGTGTTTCCTATCACAATAATTTCAGATTTACCAAAAACTTGACTCCAATCCTCGTTTCTTAAGGGAAGATTTTCCTCGTGTAAAATTAAATGTGAATTATCTCTTATTTCATTGAACGCACCCAAATCGACTATTTTACCAACTTGGAATTTTTTTAAATTTTGGTCCATAGTTATCCAAATACTCAATGAAAAATCATTGCTCCCTTCTTTGTAAACCTCACCATCTCCGTCACAAAATTCACATTCTTCTGATTCATTACCATTACATTCGTCACAAGTTACTCTTCCATAACCGTTGCACCAATCACACTCCAATGTTCCACCACCTTGACAAGTTGAACACGGTTCATCACCGATTTCACCAGTACCTTCACAATCGGCACACTCTATCTCTCCATCTGTACATTCGGAACAATCAACCTTACCATCACCTTCACACCATGAACAACGGACTTCACCATCTCCGTCACAATTATCACATAAGATTCTTGATTTATTTCCGGTATCTTCTAACAAAACAATCAAAAAAGCTCTATCCAACATTCGCAAAGTTTCTTGTGGGGCGAAACCTTTTTGATTTTCCATATAAAGCAAAAATGTGGATAAAAACAAATCTTCTTTTTTGAAGGACTGCAAAAAAGATTTACCAAACTTTCCTTTTTTTACTTTTCTAAGAATTCTCAACATATCTGAGAAAGTGAAAAGACTTTTTTCGGTTAACATTTTAGAAAAAGCACCCCGCAAAGCCTTTGTTAGTGATAAAACTTTTTGTTTGTCCATTATTGTTTTTTTGATAAATACTTTTTTTCTTTAAAGGCTAATCATATCTTTAAAATAAAAAAATGAAAATACAAGTCTCTGAAGAAGAAATTATCAAAAACTCAAATAATTTTGAGTTGGGAAAACTCGTAAGACAAAAATATTGGAATACTCGCAATGAGGTTATGAACAATCGTGATGAACACGTTGGATTAGTAATCGATGAAAACGGAATGGTAACTGAATTACTTACACTAAATGACAAAATTGAAAAATGTGTGGTTTGCGGTCGTGAAACAAGATATACCCGTGGAACCCATATCGACATGAGAGTTGGATACGTCGAGGGTGCTGGACAAGGGTGTGATGGTAGTTGTGGAGAAAGTGTTCCTTATTGACATTATAAGTCTTTTGGATATACTTTCATCTGTATGAATACAAAGAAACCATCAGCCATTGTTTATGGGTGGCACAAACTCGGAGAGTCTATTTTACATTCCCACGTTTATTGGGAGGAAAATCTTTACGAAGAAGTTACTGTTTATTCTCTTCCCTATAATAACTCAGTAGTCGAGGATTATACCAAATATCGTCCTGACTTGATTATATCCTTTGGTAGAAAAATTGACATACCCCACTTTCATCTATCACGATACCATATCCACTATGATACTTTGATGGAAGATGTCATTTTAGCCAATGTGATTGCTTGTCAAACGGTATTTAGAAACTGTGATTACTTCCGACCAAGATTTTCGATTTTTACACCGACTTATAAAACAGGTGAAAGAATTCGTCGTACTTACCAAGGATTGAAAAATCAAACCTTGACCAATTGGGAATGGGTTATTGTTGATGACTCACCTGATGACGATACTTGGGAGATTCTCCAAGACATTGCTTCGAAAGATTATAGAGTCAAACTTCATAGGATTTATCCTTTGAGTGGTGGGAATATTGGTTTAGCTAAACACAGGGCAGCAATACTTTGTGATGGTGATTGGGTCGGTGAATTGGACCATGATGATATGTTAACGACTGAATGTTTATCTACGTGTCAAGAAGCCATTGAAAAATATCCCGATGGTGGTTTTCTTTATACAAACTGCAGTGAGATGTATGAAGACAACGAAGAACCTAAATATTACGACCATGATTGGTCAGGTAATTGGTATGCAAGAGAGGATAACTTTTTTGATTTTTCTTATGCTGGACACACTTGGGTCAAAGTTGATGGAAAAGAAAGATTAGCACACCACTACCCCGACATAAACCCTCTTACTATCCGATTCAATATTACGATGCCGAATCATCTCAGAATGTGGAAACGAGAGGTCTATCACGAGATTGGTGGACATAACAAATCAATACCAGTTGCTGATGACTTAGAAATTATTATTCGTACATTTTTGGCAACTAAGTTTATTCACATCAAAAAAGTTTTATATCTTCAATTCAACAACCGAAACTCTACCGTTGATAACAACGCAACAGACATCAATAGAAGGGCAAGACTTATTCGTGACCACTACGATAAAAAAATACACGAAAGAATTAATGAACTTGGTTTTTGGGATTGGAATTGGGACGACGAGGCTCAACACTCACAAAAATTTCAACATAAAGTACCCATCAGAAAATACTTTGATGAGGAACAAGTAATGAACTATATCTATGAATAACAAAACAACAAAAATCTGTTTAAATGCGATGGTCGCCAACGAGGCAAGAACCATCACCCGTATGTTGGATTCCTGTTACAAATACATTGACTACTGGGTAATCCAAGATAACGGTTCCAAAGATGGAACCCAAGACATAATTCGTGACTATTTTCAAGAAAAGGGTATCCCAGGTTTTCTTTATGAGACTGAGTGGCAGTATCCAGGTTTCAACCGAGACCATGCTCTTCAGGCTTGTTTGAAATCCGACCACGGATGTGATTGGATTCTTCGTATGGACGCGGATGAAAGATTGGAAGTTGATGAAGATTTCGATTGGGAAGTATTCAATGATACAACAGTATCATCATGGAATATTATTGTACACTCATTCGATACTAAATACTTTAGGACTTGGATGTGGAATTCCAAACTTCCTTGGTTCTTTGCTCACGATAGAAGACACGAGACAATCCATCTACCAAGTTTAGGTGAAGAATTTCAAAGAATTACTTTACCCGAAGGATTTCGTCACATTGTCACAAACGATGGACAAACATGGTTTGCTCCAAGAAAGTTTTTGAAAGACGCTTTGGAACTTGAAAGTGATAAAGTTGTTGGAAATACTTTGAATGATGACATGTATCATTTTTGGTATGTCGCTAAAAGTTATGCGGATTGTTATGGTAAACCCGAAGAATTACCTTTGGGTAAAGTCCACTCCGATGAATATGCTCGAAGAGCTATTTTCTATTTTGAGCAATGGTTGATAATCAATCACAACTATTATGAGACTGGCATCCCTGCTCGTGTTGATGAAATGGGTTACCTTACATTTATTTTAATGGGAGATGCTTACAGATTCATGGGTAATTTGGAAAAATCCGAATCAATGTACCGACAAGCAGAACCCTTTGCTCCAGGAAGAAACGAACATTTATTATATTTGATACATCTATTGGAGGAACAAAACAGATTGGAAGAAGCAATTCAGTTGACCGAAATTGCGTTGATACCTGAAAGAACAAATCCATTTCCTGGTTATTGTTTCTTAATTGAAAATAGAGCTTACCATGACTCATCAACATACTTGGTAGAGACGAGAGACCGAATGAAAAAAAGAATGGATGAACCTGTAATGAGTAACAAAGGTGTCGTTTTTGATTTCAAATAAAAAATATGATTATGTAATTGTAGGTTCAGGTTTCTTCGGTGCGACCTGTGCCCACGAATTAACCAAGGCGGGTAAAAAAGTTTTGGTGATTGAAAAAAGGAATCACATTGGTGGGAACTGTCACACTAAAGATGTTGATGGAATCCACGTACACGAGTATGGCGCTCATATTTTTCATACAAGTGATAAACGAATTTGGGAATGGGTGAATCAATTTGCTGAGTTCAGACAATTTCAAAACTCACCAATCGCAAATTATAAAGGAGAACTCTATTCCCTTCCGTTTAATATGTGGACATTCCATCAGTTGTGGGGGGTAAAAAATCCTGAGGATGCTAAACTTAAGATTGAATCACAAAAGTATCGTGGACCCATTACCAATTTGGAAGAACAGGCTCGTTCAATGGTTGGTGATGACATCTTTTACAAATTAATAAAAGGATATACCGAGAAACAGTGGGGTAAGAAGTGTACAGAACTTCCCCCTTCAATTATCAAAAGGTTACCTGTAAGATTTACTTGGGATAACAACTATTTCAATGATAAATTCCAAGGTATTCCAATTGGAGGTTATACCCAAATCTTTGACAAATTATTGGATGGTATTGAAGTTATGTTGGAAACGGATTTTTTCCAACACAAGGATGAGTTTGAATTTATGAGTGAGAAAATAATTTACACCGGTCCAATTGACAGATTCTTTGATTTCAAATACGGTAAACTTGAATACCGAAGTCTTCGATGGGAAAACTACCACTTAGATAAGGAAAGTTTCCAAGGACATCCTGTTATGAACTTCACTGATGATGAAACGGAATACACTCGAGTCTTAGAACATAAGTTCTTTGACAACCAAAATCAAAAGACAACCTACATCAGCAAAGAGTATTCATGTGAATACACCGGTGAGAACGACCCTTACTATCCGATTAGGGACGAAAAAAATGTGATAACTTATAACAAGTATAAATGGCTAGCGGATGAAAACAAAAAATACATCTTTGGAGGAAGACTTGGTACTTACGCCTATTACGACATGCACCAAGTAATTGGGCAAGCCTTAGCGACTTTAGATAAACTTAAGTGGGGTGAGTCTAAAGAAAATTAATTTCTGTCAAACAAAAAGTGTCATTGGAAATCTGTGACATCACACGAGTGATATGGTTTTTGATTTTTTCCCCAACGTTTAGCGTATCAGTGCCTTCTTTCACATAAATTTTGAGACCATAAACCCAATCACACATTGCGGTTCTCACAGGAGCTCTGAAAAGGAATGTAACCTCAATAGTCTCAACCCCGCCGAGACTTTTGTCACGTTCGAGAGATTGGGAAACAATCTTGTCCAAAGACTTTTTGAGAATAAGATTACGGTCAGACACCTTATTAATATTTTTACAAATATAAATACAAAATAGTTTGGTTTAAAAAAATATTTTGATTAAATTTGTGGTATGAGTTTTACTGAACAAACCCTCACTATCAATACCAAGACGACAGGTTTTGCCTCTCCCGCTGAAAGTTACGTGGACAAGAGATTAGACCTAAATGAATTGATTGTTAGGGACATTCATTCTACTTTTTATTTTAGATATAAAGGACCAAAAACCTTGGGGGTAAATCCTGGTGATGTGTTGGTTGTTGACCGAGCAATTCAACCTTTGGATGGTGACTTAGTGGTGTTAACTGACAAACTTTGTTTTAAGATAAGGGAGTATGATGGACAGAAAAACTTATGGGGTAAAGTTTCTTGGATTTTAAAACAACGTTAATCATGGGAATAATCATCATTATAATTTTACTTTGGGCAATTCTCAAACAACTTGAAAAAAAACAATGACTCGGAAAATTGGAATTATTGACTGTAATAATTTTTACGTTTCTTGTGAGAGGGTCTTTAATCCTGTCTCGGTGGGGAGACCCACTGTTGTTCTTTCTAACAACGATGGTTGTGTGATTGCTCGTTCTCAAGAAGCCAAGGCTCTTGGAATTAAAATGGGTGAACCCTTTTTCCAAAAAAGGGATTTTATGGATGAACACCGATTTTGTGTTTATTCATCTAATTATAATCTCTACGGAGATATGTCTGACAGAGTAATGTCAGTTATCAAAGAGTTCTCCACAACAATGGAAATATATTCCATTGATGAGGCGTTCGTTGATTTTTCAAACATCCCTGACAATGAGTTGATGGACACCTTGGAACTTATCCAAGACCAAGTTAAACGTAGAGTTGGGATTCCTGTTTCTATTGGTGTGGGACCAAATAAGACCTTGGCTAAACTCACATCTCATATGGCAAAACAACAACCCACATTCAATGGAATCTGTAGTTATTGGGATTTACCTGACTTTAGGAATTCTCTTTATGAAATTGATGTTGATGAAGTGTGGGGTATCGGTCGTAAGTGGGCAAAAAAACTAAAAGCTATTGGCGTGGAATCAATCGGACAATTTGTTATGCTTCCCGACGCATATGTTAGAAAACTATTAAACGTAAATGGGTTAAGGGCGAAGGCTGAAATCCTTGGAATGTATTGTCACTCCGTTGTTACTCAATCAAAGTTTAAAAAGAACATTGCTTCAACTCGCTCGTTTGGACAAGATGTTGACTCTTTCGACCAATTGGCGGAAGCCATGTACACTTACATTAAGAATGGTGTTAGAAAACTTATTGAAAATGGTGCAGAGCCAAACAAAGCAACCATATTCATGAACGGGAATATCCACAAAGGGGAAAAACATTATTCAAGTAAACAAATTTCATTCAACCAACAAACCAAAGATGTGGATGAGATTTGGAGTCAAGTTTACCCACACCTGAAAAAACTTTATCAGGTGGGTAAAAAATATAAAAAATGTGGAATTATCTTCAATGACCTGATGCCAGATTCACAACGTCAGACATCACTTTTTGAGCAGACAATTCAAATCATTCAGGCTCCGATTAATAAAGAAAAAAAGTGGGAAATGAAACAAGACTTTATAAGTCGAAAGTATACAACGTCTTGGGATGAAATTCCTGAGGTTTTTGTTTAGGACCTTTGGATATTTATAACTAAAACTGACTAATGAAAAAAGTTTTAGCAGAAGAAATTAATAAGAACAGAAGGCTCATGAACCTCCAAGAACAAACTCTTGGAGATTTACTCAAATCTGTTTCAGATTTCTTCGGGTTTGATGACTCAGAGGAAAAACCGGAAAAACAAGTTAAGAGTATTGGAACTGATGATGAGTTCTACAATGAAATACTCAAAGGGATTGGCGCACCTATTACTCCCGATAACATGGAGTTTTTATATGCTTGGAGACAATCTGAAGGTGGTGAAGCAAAAAACAATCCATTCAACACGACTTACCACAAACCTGGCGCCTCTTTTTATAACTGTCTATCAAAAAACTCTGAAGGTAAATGTATTCAAGGTGTTAAAAATTACCAACAAGATATGGATGGTATTCAGGCAACTATAGACACACTCCGAAATGGCAAGTACGACAATATCATTAACTCTTTGAAATCTGGAAAAGATTCTATGAAAACTGCTATGGAACTTAAGAATTCACCTTGGGGTACGGGAGACTTAACAATCAAAGTATTAAAAGGATATCAGTCAGGGGCGAGTCCCAAACCACCAAAAATTGCTTAACTTATGTTAATTCTTGAGGGTAGAAAAGAAAACGTATTCAACAAATACGAAAGCCAAATTCAAGCGGCAAGGAAATTAGTCTCCGATTATTTGGAAAATGGTTCTGCCTATGATTTTTTGATTACTGACCCATTCATGATACAATCCAATTACAAATATTTGGATGGGTTGATGAGGGTTTATCTTGGTATGAATGAATTTTATTTCAGTTCTGAAAAACAATCTTTACCAACAAGAGAAGCCTTTAATTTTATAATGAAAGAAAGGGAGTTCCTTACAAGAGCCATTAATGCCTTGGAATTTTTTGATTCTAACAAGAAAAAATTCAAGTATAACGAATTTAGTGATTACATTAAAAACGAAACTTTGAATGACTTTCTCAAAGAGTACAAAAAACTCAAATCGGAAAGGGAGAAGAAAAAAGAATTGGAGATTAAAAAAACTCAGGTCACTCGAATATATGAAGATGAAAACATCATTGTTTTGAGACCTTTGAGTTATGAAGCTTCCTGTATTTACGGAGCTAACACAAAGTGGTGTACTGCATCCAAACAATCCATGGAACACTTCTTGAATTATATCTCAACGGGGGGTTTATACTATATTATTTTTAAAAAAATACCGAGTGATAACATTTATCATAAGGTAGCTATCTACAAAACGGAGACGGGACAAACTTGGTGGGATTCACTAGACAAAAAAATGGATGGCACTGAAATTGCTCGAATGATTTCTGCACTCCCTATAGATGTAATGCCCCTTATAAAACAGGATTTTGATACTGAATACCCCGTGGACCCCTTAGTGGTTGACGCATTTAACTCTCAATATTCATTCACCGCGCAGAGAGAACTGGCAAATCAAGATGTTATTGGTAAATGGGAGTTTGGGGTCACCTTCTCTTCTCCCAAAGTTGAGAGTGAAACGGAGACTTCTGTAAAGTGTGAAGTTTTCATCGAGAAAGAATTCCAAGAGGTCCCTGTCGGAACCTATTTAATGAAAAATGAAATTGAATATAAAACAAGTTTCGCTAATTTCTATGTCTTTCCTCAAGTAATTAGTGAAGATATGGGTATACCTCTGAGGGGTCCGATTGACTTAAGTATTCAGTTAGGACATAGAATTCCAAGAAACCTCTTCAACGAATATGCAATGAAGTTGTTCAATCGAATTTATGTGCAAATAGTAAAGAATGAAAAATTTATTGAAGTCATAACACCTAAGGATGTGATAATTTCTAAATCACCAAAAACCGATGCTGGATATACTTTTGATAGAAGGTCAGGTGTTATTGGTGAATTGTTAAAATGGTTGGATAGTGGGAAAGTTGGAACCAAAACAGACTTCTTGGTTGATATTGGTAAGTTAGACTACCGAGACGGTCAATTCTACACTAAGGGTTCTAGTTCACCAATAGTTAGTAGGGGTTATTTATCCCCTCTTTTTTCTACCGCTAAAGCAGCGGGTATCATAGATTACAAAAAAGATGGTCCAAGATTCTTAATAACCAAGGGACCTAACTTTGAAAAATACAAATCGGGGGCTAAAATAGTCTTCTTATAAAAAAAGGGGGTCTCTTTCGAGAACCCCCAAAACCGGTAAAACACTAATCTACACCTATGAGGAAACCGGTAACCATCAAGGTTATTCAAAACATAGATGACTATTTTTCTAAGGACAATAGTTTTTCTAATTAAATTTTCTTATATTTTAGAGTATGAAACAATTATTTTATTTTCTTTTAACTTTATTAATTTTGGGGTGTCAAGAAGAGGGAGTCATATGTGACACTTCGTTTAAATCCTTCAACCTTTATGTAAGGGATACTTTAGAACACGTCATAGTAAGAGACATAAATTCTGGATATGTTTTGTATTCAGATAGTAATGTTTACACACAATTCAAAGTGGTTGACGATAGTTATTTGCACATAATGGGTACCGACCAACAGACCACGTTGAATATTAATTTTAGATATGTAAATGACTCAGTCGGAGTCAGAGTTGTACCCATTTGTGTTTATACTGATAAATGTCATATTAATTTTAGTTACCCATCAGATACCTTGTTACTATGAAAAAACTTCTTACCCTGATTTTATTTTTGTTCTCCTTTGTGGGTTTTGGTTCCCACTATGCTGGTGGAGACATTCAATATAGATATATTGGTGATTCGACAGGAATCAATCATCACTACAAAGTAATTCTTCGACTTTACCGAGATATCACAGGCATCGGTATGCCAGCAACAACTACCGTAACTGTCAGTTCTAGTTGCTTTACTAACCAAAACATCACTATGACCCAACAAGCGGGTTCAGGTTTGGTGGCGCCGACGTTATTTGATTGTGTGACACCAGGTTCTGCCAGTACGAGGACCTTGGAGATTTATACTTATAAAGGTTTTGTTATTTTACCTGGTACCTGTTCAAACTTTAAGTTTTGGTGGTCTGACTGTTGTAGACCCGGTAATATTACAAATATTTTTGCGTCAAATGGTGCTTTGGGAAATGACGGTTTCTTCTTTGACGCTGACTTAAATAATACTTCGGGTAACAACTCCTCACCAATTTTTGTCTCGGAACCCGTTAGGGCTTTCTGTATCAATAAAACATTCAATTGGGCTCAGACAAGTGTGGAATATGATGGGGATAGTATTCACTATCAAATGATTAATTGTCGTGAAGGGTTATATCCCACTCAAACAAATATACCATTTGACGCTGGATATTCTGCGACCCAACCAATCACTTCAACATTCTTCAATATTAATCCAAAAACAGGTACTATAAATTTTTTACCCACTCAACAAGAAATTGATGTAATGAGTGTAAAGATTACTGAGTGGAGATACGATAGTACTTGGTTTGTTTGGTACCCTGTAGGGTCATCTTCGAGGGATATGATGGTATCAATATCCGCTAACTGTTCCCCTCAAGCAACCCAAGGTGTTATTTTGGATTACGACTACCCTGGTCAATTTTTGGACTCGGTAACTATGCTTCCTGCAGTCAATTACAATTGTGGAGACACGGCAGTTGATTTATACTTTGAAATCAAAATTGATTGTGAGTCAGTTGCTTTAGATGGTAGTGATTTTAGAATGACCAATCCATTTGGTCAACCTATTCCTATCAAGAGTTTGATTCCTGATTGTGATGTAAACAAAGAAACCGAATATATCAAAGTGGTCCTATTTAAACCTTTATTGGTTAATGGTCGTTACTTTTTATATTCAAAGACTGGTAATGACGGAAATACTTTAACCAACAAGTGTGGGTTCCCGATGGATGAATTTGATACTTTGGTTATCATTGTTGATAATTGTGTTGAACCTGTATGGCAGTTTGAAAATGTGACGGTAGTTGATGATAATCACATAAACTTACAGTGGAGTGTTGATGGTGCTTCTTGTGATACGAACGCTATCGAGGGATATGGTATTTTCAAATGGGATGGAACACAATATGTCTTCCGTCAACTGGTTACAAAATGGGACCGTTTTTATTATGATGATTTAACGGCAACCAATGTTGATGGGCAGACGTATTCATATAAAATTGATTTTAGATATAGTGGTTTCATTTTCGGACCATCAGATTCAATTCACTCCATTTGGTTAAGAAGTAATGGTGAGTGTGATTCGGTTAACTTATTGTGGAATCAATACAATGGTTGGGATAACCCACTTTACGATGTATACATACAATACAACAATCAATGGGTAAAATGGAATACAACATCTTTGACTGACACGACCTATCTATTGACGTCAGACACTTTGAAGGTTGGAAACTACAACATCAAGGTTGTAACAACAAACAACGGATATGTAAGCGAAAGTAATTATGTGATTTGCGTACAACCCGAACCACCTTTCATTACAATACCCAATGTTTTCACACCAAATAATGACAATACCAATGATTTTTTTGTAATCAATAACCTACTTCTCTATAACTTTAGACCGATTATTATCAAGAATAGATGGGGAAAAACCGTTTATCAGAGTTTACAGTACAACAACGATTGGGACGGACGAGGGGTTCCTGATGGTGTATATTACGGTGTAGTATCAATTATTATCAACAATGAAGTAGTTTCTTACCCTTTTAAGGTTACCGTACTACATTAGGTCGAAGTTTTCTTAAAATAAAAATATTTATTACTAAAACACTATTATGGCTACACTTAACTTCTCCGTTGCTTACAACACAACTTTGGAATCGGTACAAGGGATGACACCAAACATTCAGGTTTATGCTGATGGGATTAACGACTGTTCAATTTGTCAAAATGATACGGGAAGTTGTTGGGCTTGTTTATCAACTGACCAACAGGTATTCTCGAACCCTGAGCTTACTTCTCCTGTTGCCGATGGATATTATATGGTAATTTACACAATTAACGGTTCTCAAGAAGCGATATGGCACATCGTGGGAGGTTACCCTCAAGGTGGTGGATTCTACAACTAATATTTACGAAGAAAAAAAATGACCCTCACGAAAGTGGGGGTTTTTTATTTTGGGGAGAATTTGACACTGGGTTTTTTTCTGTTATGATTGAGGTATGAAGATAAAACTACCTCCATTCTTGGACTTCGGTTTTCGGGTGATAACCGTATTCCTTATTATGTTTCTGTCATTAAAAGGGGACCTTTTTGTTTTTGGTATGATGAATGTTCAAGACTCTATCAAATTTGGTTTGGGTGTCTCACTTTTTCTTGCCAATAACATCTTGGCTCTTTTTCTTATCTATGAACTTGCCATTTCAACTATCAACAAACACATCAAAAACAACTCAAAATGAAAATCTTCTTACTATCTTTTTTCTTTTTGATTTCCACACTCACCACATTTGGTCAGGAAAACAAAATACGATACATGAGAGCCCAAAACGTCTCAATGGGTGTACGACCCGATGAAAATTCCGCAGTTTCATCTTGGATACTTGATGGACAGGAATGTAATATTCTTATTGAATTACATCCCACCAAAGTTATTATCTACAGTAAGAAAACTCAAACATACAGAATTGTTTCACAATTACCAACTGAGGGAAATACATTCGGTTGGTTCTGCAAGGACGAGGATGGTATTTCTTGTCATTTTAAAATGATTTCAGACCCTCAGTACTCAGGTTTGATGGTACTTGCGGTCGAATACAACGATGCTGTGTGGTTTTATATTGCATCACACGAATAAACTAAAAACAAACAATATTTATCAATATGACACTTCAAGAAGCACAACAAATTTTGAGAGAGAATGGGAGAGGTTCTTGTACATGTAAGTACGGGAGTGAGGCTAACTTAATTGCAGAAGCCCAAAAACTTGTTTCTCAACCGCCGCAAGAGTAATCTAAAAAACTCACGACAAGTGGGTTTTTTTCTTACCTGATATTTAAATTCTTTATGAATTTTGTTTTTATCTTTCCTGACCAAATGATAAAGTTCAGGTTTGATAATACTTTCGTTTTTGTCTTTATTCATTAGTTTTTTATAAAAATATAAATATGTTTTGGAATATTGTAATTGGTTTTGTAATTGGATTTTGGGTTATTATTTTTGTTGGTGAATGGTTCACACAAAAATATCGTAAAACCAAATTTGGTAATTGGTGGAGAAAATATGTAATCGAGGACATCGATGAACTGGATTGAGATTTTTACTTTTGACATTGTCGGTGACAAATATCGTATAACTTATTTAGGGGACAAACCAATTTCGGTTTATTTTACAACTCACTTAATAGGTTTCAATAGTCCATTTAGAACGATACGTTTTAATTTTGATGTGAAGGGTAGATGGTTCATACCGGTTTTGAATTATAAAGGATGTTCTTTTATTTCGGTTTCAAATTCAAAAACGAAAGAAACGCTTTTTTCAAAAATAATTGACAAAAATTTGAGTTGTGGTCGAAAAGGTCAAAACATCATATGTGTAGGTTTGAATAAATCAGGTACATCCTCATTCACGTCTGCTATGGAAAGTTTCGGTTATCAATCTTTCTCAGAGAATCAACAATTTCAATTTGTTGCTCCCGAAGTATATCATGGAGATTATGGGAAATTATTTTCCATACTAAACAACCCACAGTTTAATTTATTCAACGACAAACCTTTTTCTTTTCCGAAAATTTACCAAGAAATTTATAAACAAAGACCTAACGACGTTTATGTTTTAACATTGAGAAAAGATGCACAAACTTGGGTAAAAAGTGTTTTGAATTTTTATGATTCTATTCATCACAAAAATCTATTGAAAGATAGTTCTTTTATGACAACAACATTCACGGATGAAAGTTTCAGATATCTTCTCAATCCCTTGGTTACTTTGTTTGACAGTTGGGGATTAGAAAACAAAGATAATTTGAATAATAAACTTGTTGAGATTTATGAAAAACACAAAGAAGATTGTGTTGAGTTTTTTAAAGGCAAACCGAACAATTTCAAAATCGTTGAGATAGAAAAAAAAGGTGAATTCAAAAGATTCACTAATTGGTTAGGTATAGAAAACTCAATTGAAGATTTTCCTTGGGAAAATAAAAATCACAAGGGGTTACATTCATAAGATTTCAACATTCTCCTACAATTTTTAATCAAAAATTCGGGGCAGTCAGGTAAGTTGAGTAAAAAACTCAATTCGTAACTGTAACAAATACATTCTTCTTCTTTTTCATTTAAAACAATTTTGTTTTGAACCATAATCAGGTGCATGGTTTCATGAACCAAAGCTGAAGCGATATTTTCAATCGAGTTACTCTTCATATCAAAATTTCCTAATACAATTGTATGGGTTCCTTCAATTGTAGAAAATCTTCCATCGAAAAATGTGATGTGTTTACAGTGCTTGATTAAATAATCGTATTTTTGTTTATCAGTTTTTTTTATTAGTCGAATTGCTTGTTCGACTTTGGGTTGCCAATTATCACCAACTTGGTCAATTTTGATTTGACTCAAGAGTTGAAAATTTATTAAAGTGAATAAAAAGAATAGAAGGGTTCTCATAGTATTTATAAGTACTAATCTACATAACTATGAGAAAACTTTTTTTCCTGCTTTTAGCGGGACTAATAAGTGGGACAGGGTATTCACAAACATGCCCGATACCCACAACAACAGGGGCTCATTTGACTCTAGACGCTAGTTACCAAACAGGTACTTACTCGAGGGGAAAAACTGATGTCAGTCTTTGTTTCAATAACAGTTCGGCGGAAAATATTACCGCAGTACAGTTCAGAGTATTTTATGATGTTCAAGCCTTTTCAGGTGTCGACACCGTAGAATCTTTGAATACGACATTTACACAATACCTACAATATCAAGATAACCCTTCAGGTGGATATGTTACCCTAACACTTACGTACACAGGAAATAATTCATCATTTACCATTCCTAATGGACAGTTATTCAAAATCACATACAACCACAAACCTGCTTTAGCAACTACCTACTTCAATGTCAGTAGTATGACATTTGTTGGTACTAATCTTTTTCCCGAAACGGCGACAAAACAAAATGGTACAGATTACACTTTGAGTTTAACAAATTTTGGTGGGGCGTTTCTCCCCAACAAATTTACGTTTGGTGGAAAATTTGTTAACGTCACGGGAACACCCGCTAAAAATATCAATGTAGTGTTAGAGAAAAAACTCAAATCTTCATCTTCATGGAGTTCAGTTCAAACTCAACAAGCAGGACTCGATGGTAGATTTAGTTTCGCTGACATTGAAGTTGATACCACTGCTTGGGATGTCAGAATCAATGTTAAAGGTGATACTTTAAGTGTTGGTAATGTAGTATCAGTAAGTGATGCTCAACAAATCAATCAATTTGTTTTGGGACAGCAAACTCTTTCAGGATTCGATTTTTATTCATCTGATGTAAATGGAGATAACAAGATTAATATATCTGACGTTTATGGAGTTTACGCTAGAGTTTCAGGTAGATTTACCTCTTGGGCTAATAACGTTCCTGAAGTTAAATTCTTTACTGAATCCGAATATACTACGGTTAACGGCTCAAGTACTTCACAACAAACATCGATTCCTGGTGTTACAAACTTCACCTTCGACTTAGTTTCGGGTCAACCTGACTCGGTAATTTATTATGTCTTGGTACCTGGTGATGCTAACGGAACAGGATTCAAAAGAGCTCGTTTGACACCAATCGAAATCATTAATCCAAACAATGCAAACCAACACATTATTGACGTTACCACCGAGTACGACAATAACGTCCCTTCAATCGAAATTAATTTTCCAACTTTAGGGGTTATGGAAGGTGACATTGTGGAAGTTCCCGTAAGTTTAAAGTCAACCAATCCAATTGGTTCGCTACAAATTTCTATGAAATATGACTCTGATTTATTGGAGTTTATTTCATTAGAAAATGAACTAAAATCATCGTATTGGATGTCTTGGGTAAACCCTCAAAACAATGAAATTGAGTGGGGAGGTTTTGACCCTTCTAACAATCAGAACTTAGTTCAAAATGGTGAAATACTTTTTACTTTGAAGTTTAGTGCGAAGGAAGTCCAAACGGATTGGAATAAAAGTCCCCTATACATTACAAGAAAGTTCGCGGGAAACACTTTGGCAAAAGATTTAAAAATTACACCAACGGACGGTATTCTTCAAATTCTAAAAACCGATGGGTTAGATTATATGGGTGATAAGACCTTTGTTGTGTTTCCTAATCCAACTACCGGACCACAGACCTCTACATTTAAAATCTTGAAAAAGACTCACGTACTTCTTGGAGTTTATGATATCAACGGAAAAAAATACTTCGAAATTCTAAATGGAACTTATCCAATCGGAGTATATTCTCAAACTTACGACTTGGGGACTTTAGCGTCAGGAAATTATTTGGTGATGTTGAACACAAATGAAGAAGTTTTGGTAGAAAAAGTAGGAAAAGTAAAATAAAATCTTGAGGTCTCAAATTGAGACCTCAAGTTAGCCCAATAAAAACAATAAACCCAATTAAATTTCAAAATCATGTCAGAAGAACAAGAAAATGACGGAACCTTGTCAGGTTTAAAAAAGACAATAATCGGAACTATTGCTACAGTTGTTACAGGCGGTGGTGTTTGGCTTTCTACCATGTTATTTGGTGGCGGAGCTGAAGAAGCTCCTACTCAACAAGCGGCACCTGCACCTGTAGTTGTAAATGTTCAACAAAATCAAGAGAACACTCAGCAACAAAAAGGAGGGACTAACACAATTGTAAAGGAAACCATCAAAGAGGTTCCTGCTCAACCTGTTAAAGAGGAGAAGAAAAGTGAGAGTGAAGACGCACCTTGGTAAATTATTACTTCCATTCTTTTTAGTTGTTGGACTTCAGTCTTTTGGACAACCAATTGGTTCGGTCAAGACTGAAGAATTTACCGCTGACTTTGAAAAGAAAAAGTCTTTGGATGCTCTTCCACCCTACAATGGGACCGTTCAAATACCAATTCAAATCTTGAAAATCGGAATCAGTGAAGATGTGTACGAAATGTATCCTGAACTAAAAGATGCGAGGGTCGGGATGGGTGTTACTAACATTGTTTTGGAATATTTGGAGGAGACTCAAAGATTCATCTTCACTGAAGATAAGTTAGAAATCAAAGAAAGAATGGTTCAACAATTCAAGGCTTCCGCAAAAGGCTTTACTGAAAACCAAGTCGATGGTAAAGGTAAAATCAAATTGGCAGAATACTTTGTTTACATAGAAGTTTATGATTTCTCGGTTGGTGAGGATGAAGTTGTTGAAATTTCAGGGGTAACCATCAAACAAGTCACTCAGTTAGGTCTACAGATAAGATTTGTGGATGCCGAATCGGGTGAAGTGATAACAGGTTCAGGACAAGGTAGGGCAACTACTACTAAAACCTCAACAACCTTAGGAGATTTAGAAGGACCTGTATTTAATAAATCAACTGTCGGAGTTTCTACAAAAAAAGCTTTGGAAACTGCTTCAGTAAGAGTTGTAGAAAAACTCATCAAAAAAGGTAAACTTGTAAATTAATATGTCATTAAAAAATTTCTTTTCAAGTAATGAATACGTTAAGGTGGACGATAAAAATCGTTTTTATTTCATGCTTCAACAAATGCAATCAAATAGATGGAGAATCACCGTCATTGTATTATTTCTATTTTTCTTCATCATTTTTGGTATTAATCTAGCAACGTTTACAGGAGTTGACATTCATCAAGATTGGAACGAAATGTTGTTAATCCTATTAGGTGCTTTTGTTGGTAACTTAAATAAAGTTGTTGACTATTGGTTTAACTCAGAGGACCGTGATAAAATGTTAGTTCAGAAGGTTGACGAGGAAGATGGTGAAACGCTTTCTAACACAGGAGAATGAAAAAACTTTTAGTAATATTATCCCTTATTTTTACTTCAAATCTTTTTGGACAGGGGTTCACATATTCTTATGTGGACCCTTGTTCCAAGGAGACAAAAGTTCTGAATGTTAATTCCAATCAATTGATAACCGTCAATTACTTAGGAAACATCAGTAGTTTTAGCCAATCTGATTTCCTGAATGGTAACTTTGACAATTGGATTAATCAAATACAATCCCAAGCCGCTAACCAACCATGTGATGAGTTACTTACCAACACCCAATCATCACAGAATATGTTTATAACTCAAAATTTAATATCTACTTTAACAAGTATTACAGCCAGTTCAACCATGACAGCATCAAATGCTGTTGCAAATTCCGTAGGTAATTCCAATTCAGGAAACGGAAACTCTCGTAGAGGTAACAACTCTTCGAATAATCAACAAAATACGAATTCAAATGGAACAACTAATAATTCTCAAGGAAATTCATCAAATAATGCGACGTCTCAGAACGGAGGAACTAACCAAGGAACAAACCAATCTTCTTCATCTACAAATGGAACAGGAAATAATCAAGAAGGAGGAACAACTAACCAATCAAATAATGTTCCTCAAGGGGGAAGTGGAACGTCTCAGCGGTCTGTAAACCCCTCAAGTCAAGGAAATACACATTCTGGCTCAAATACGGGTCAGAATAGTGGTGGTAACACCCAATCGGGTTCGAACACTTCTCAAGGACAATCTCAAGGACAAAATGTTCCTGATGGTTCGACAAAACAAAATGAAAGTTCAGGTGGAGGCACAGGAGGAACGACAAACTCAGTTTCGAATGCTGTTTCATCATCGGGTGGTAAATCAGGAGGAAGGGCAAACGTAGGAAGTGTTATAGGAACTGGTGATATTGTTGCAATCAGAGTAAATGAAGACAAGAGTAGTCAACTCAGAGGTACAATGTCAGTAACAAAATCCAATACAAACAATACCCGAGCAAAAGGGCTCCTATTGAACTTTACTTCAACTGTAAACAACACAAATCTTACTCTTTATGGGGCATTCAACAATACGAAAAGGACTAACACCTTTATTATTGCTAATTCATCGATGATTGACTTTGAAAGAAACTTTTTCAACACTACAACGATGATGGACTCAAAAAAAATTGGTAAGACGGCATTTATGGGTGGTTTGAATTTTACGGTTGGTGGTTTGGGGGGTGAAGTATTTACCAACCTTTCAGCTGTTGGTGGCGGTTTCCATCCATTTAAATTGAGTCAGAAAATATCAGGTAACATTTTGGTTTTAGGGGTATATTCACCATTCACAAAGTTTTACGAGGGTAAATGGTGGGATTCAGGGCTTTTGATAGTTCCTTTTTCTTCATGGGATTATACTATATCTAAGAACTTTAAGTACAACATAAGTTTATCTGGTACTTATGAATTTAAGGGAAGCGTTTTACAGTTCCAAGTATTAACAGGAGGGAAAATATTATTATGAAAAACTTTATTTTGATTTCAATTATTAGCTTATTAACTGTTCCGAGTTTTGCACAAAATTGTTACTCGGTTTTCAAGGTTGAAAACTTAACAGAAAATCCTGATTTGTCTTCGAAGAAATTTGTTTTTGGATTGAAACAATTGACTGAGGAACTTATGGGGGAAAAATTTACAATCTGTGAACAAGGTTTACCGATTCACGTTTCTATAACTTCTATAGAGGCACCAACAGTTGGAATCAACATTGGTCCTTTTATGATTAAAAAAAAGAATACAATTGTTAAAGTGATTATTCAGAAAGACGGGATTGAATATTCAGGAGAAGGTTCTGCTAAGTTGTCAGTAAAAGCGAGTTTTGCAGAACTCAGAGATGAGAACCTACCATTCGAAAAATCAACATTCGCAAGTGCGGTAAAAAAGGCGTTAGAGGTTTCTGTTTCTAAGATGTGATGAAAGGATTTTTGATAGTCATATCATTCTTTTTATTTGGCGTTCTACATGGTCAAGAATTTACGTTCTCGGGTTATGTTTATGATGCTGACCAAACAGGTGTTGCCAATGTTCCTGTAGAACTCTATACACGGTCCATATCAAATTATCAAATAAATGAACCAACTTACTCCAATTATAGTTTTACTGGAGGAGCGTCTTTAGCGGGATGTGACGATTGTGTTCAAGGTCCATACAACATAGGTTTTACATTCAATTATTTTGGAAACAACTACACTCAATTTTACGTTAGTTCAAATGGTTGGATAGGTTTTTCTGCGGGACAAACCAATGGATATACCGCTCAATTTCTACCCAACGGAGGTGCACCTAAAAACGCAATTCTGGCGGATTGGGAGGATTTATTACCCAACACAGGTAATATGAACTACTACACCACAGGAACCGCTCCGAACAGAGTATTAGTATTCAACTTTAACAACGTGCCACACTATGGTTGTAGGTCTAATCTCCACACTTTTCAAATTGTTTTATTCGAAACCACAAATGTTATTGATGTAAACTTTCAATCAAAACCTTTATGTGGGGGTAACGGAGCAACACTCGGATTAACTAACATCGATGGGGGGAAGGTCGTTCCTGTTGGCGGTAAAAACGCCAGTGCTTGGTCTATTTTAACGCCACAAAAGTATCGTTTCAGTCCCTCAGTAGTATCAAATGAATTTGTTTTGAATCGTTCAGTTATGACTAACTCACAAGGGAGATATCAGTTCTTAACAACAGGATTAGATGTGAATAATTTTGAGTTTAGGGTACAGTTTACGGCGCCAATTCCCACCCAACAATTTACAAATAATGATGGTAAAAGAATAAGTGACATTGTTTTCGGTTTGGTTGGGACTAATGGTTTGAATTATTATCGTTTTGACTTGAATAATGATGGAAAAATAAATGTTTCTGACCAATATTTTTTGTTTGGTTTGAAATCGGGTTTAATAACCACACCTATTGTGCCGAGGTCTTCTATTTTCACTCCAAGTGAATTTATCTCAATAACAAATTCAACGACAAACGTTCGTTCATTATACCCAGGTTCTTTGTCTATAATGACGGGAAATCTAACCCGTGGGGGTTCACAAAACTTCTACATAATTACACCTGGATATTCAGGTAAAGTAAATTTCTAACTATGAAAACTATAACTAATATTTCATTGATGTTTGGTGTTTTTGTTTTGTTCGTATCGAACATTACAATGACAGACGTATTGATAAAAAAACCAATTTATGAGGTCTATTATTCCCAAAAATTAGAACAACCACTTTGGTTATCTTATGAATCAACAAATCGTCCGACAAATGTCAACAGAGGTTCCATGGATTTTTACGCTGAAAAAAACATTAAGACCTCGGACCACCAAGATTACGCTAAAAATGTTTACGATAAAGGACATTTGGCACCTGCGGCAACCTTTAGTGATAATATGGAAAATCTAAAAACAACCTTCTCGTATTTAAACTGTGCTCTTCAAGACCAATATTTGAATCGTGGTGAATGGAGACTTTTAGAGGAACAAGAAAGAAAATGGGATGACAAGGAAAACCTTTTTATAAAAATTACCTTAAACTATGATAAGACTTCAATAGTACTTCCAACTAACGCAACTGTACCTGACGGGTTTACAAAGCACATTTTTTTCAAGAACTCAAAGGAATGGAAATGTTATCACTTCCCAAACAAAAAACCTGAAAAAGGTTGGGAGGAACACAAGATTGTCTGTAAACATTAATTAAGTTTTCAACTTATCGTAGAGAATTTGTGAAATTCTTTCAGGGTCCTTAGTGTTTTCTTCGGATAATAAATTTTTTGTCATTTCATAAATCTTGAAATAGTGTTCATCCCCGAGTGATTTATAAAATCCTTTGGGGATGATTTCGTTTGGGGACATAAGACCCAATTTTTTCATTTGGTGTAACTTTTGTTCCGCATATCGGTCAGCGGTAACTTCCATCTGTCTTAGAAATGACAAACCTTCTGAGACTGAAAATTCTTTTGTATGTATTGCCATCATTTTTTTCGTACCATATTTTTTGAATTGGTATTGATGGGCAACCTCATGGAAAAGTGCGAACAATAAACTCGGTAGTGATGTGTTCATCACCTTGGGTGAAAAGATTATACCATTTGGTAAAGACAATGCGACACCATACCTCAGAGAATGGATTTCAATTGAAACGAGTCCCGAAGAATCGAAGGTTTCCCAAAAGTAACTTCTTGAAGACTTAAGTTCAGGATACTTTCTCATCAGTATATCCAAAAACACCTCTAAACTATCGTTGACACCCATTTTTACACGACTAATTGTTTATGTTAATATATTTATAATTATGAAAGTTGTCAAACTCACCGAAAAGGATTTGGAAAAAATATTCGAGAAAATAATTTCCGAAGAAAAAGGATTACCTCAGTCTTTCGGATTCAACATGGTTCAAGATAAAAAGAAATCGAGTAGGGATAGAAAAATTGATATTCTCAGTCAGAAGTTCCTTCCTAAATTTGATGAGATTGCTAAAGAATATGGTGAAGATGTCGCAATTGAAGCTGCGGAGGAACTTTTACAGTTGTTAGTTAGAAAATATATTTCAGAATCTTAAGTTTTGTTGTACATTTAAGAAAATGAAATATTTTAAAAGAAACCTTTCTGTATTTAATGGTGAAACCGATAAAAAGGGTGGACATAATCAGTGGTTATCTCGCCTTACCAAATTAGATTATTTAATTTTCGAATTCGGTTTTTGGAAACCAAACTACGACCACTTTTGGTATGATGGACAACATCACAATCTTTCTTTGGGTTTCATAAGAATATTTTGGGGAGGTGCTCCTTTTAAGGACATTCCTTAACTTTCTTTATACCCACAGGTACAATTATCACATCCACAACCAACATCCTCTTTTTTTGGTAAAACCCTGAAAGTACAGATTGGTTTACCATTTACTAAAGGCATTCCCCAATCATCGTACGTTATAGTTTTCACAACTACCTTTTTGTTTTTGAACCTACCCATCAGGATGGTGTCTCCAACTTGAACATTCAATTTTATCATGTTGATAAATATTTTGACAGGATTATGTTTTTGTCTTACCTTTGAAAAAAAAGTTATGGAAAAGATTGTTCACTACGGAGACATCCACAAATGGGTAAAGAAAGTTATCTTGTCTTGTGAGACCCAACAACAACTTAACTCGGCGGAAAGACTTGTTCGTTACTTTGATAATCATAGTTCCTTGACTGAGCTTAGAAATAAAGACTTTCGCGCGTTTATGGATTTAAGCATGGAACTCGGAAGACTTGTGATTCTTAGACAAAATGAACTAATCAATTCCTAAGGGTTCATAGAGAATCCACATTCTCAACTCAATAGGACCATCTTCCTTAAACTGAGAACAATCTTCTCTTACGTCTGAAGAAAAGATACTAACTCGGTAGAGAAAGTCGTCTGAGACAAGGATTTTACCTTCATAACCCATGAGTTCGAGTTCTTTAATGTAATTTTGAGCGTTCAACTCGTCCGTGAATGAACCCACCACAACATGATACTCACGAAGAACTTCTTCCTCATAGGTTGGTTTGTCTTCTAAATTTTCATAAGGGTCTGACTCGACAATCCTTTCAGGGAGTTCACCTTCCTCTATACGTAATTTACTGGCACCAATCAATAGGAATATCCCGATTGCCAATAAAACAAAAAATTCAGACCATCTATTCATATCCCAAATATAATTATAAATTTTTTTGTCTTCAACCTATTCAAAATCAATTTTCAGTGATTATATTTTGGTTATGGAAAACTTTGATATTGTTCAGAGGTCTTTTAGTTGGTCGGTTAGTGAACAACTACCCAAGTTCGAATCAAGATATTTGACAGATTCAGAACTAATGTTGGTCGAAATTAAAGGAGAAGGACTCAACATCCGTTTAGAGAAACGAAAAAATGAATTTGATACAAGTTGTTGGATGAAAGTTGACGGTAGACAAGTGTTACATTACAAGGGCAATATCACCGAATGCTTAGAACAACTCAGTAAAAAAATAGGATGGTGGAAAGACCCCGAAAAAAGGGTGAAAATTAACCTTTAACTTCCTTCATCAAACGATTGATAACCTCAAGATTCAAAACTTGTTTCTTGTTTCTTTCGTTTACCGTTTTTTTGTTAGTCGGTTTTGGTAAAGATTTACGTGATTTTGCCATTTTTTTAATTTACTTCAAATAAAACTCTGTGTGTTGGAATGTCAAGAAACTCCCTTATGTACTTTGAATACTTTCTTTCTAAGTATTCTTCAATGTAATCGTAGTCAGAAGGTCTTATTTCATCCCAATTAACTGTTACGTAAACATTGATTACTTTACCCATCATTGGATGATTCCTCAAAGTGTAGAATGCGTTTTCCAATTCGCCCTTGGAAAGTCTTGTCAGAAATGTATTGAATCGGTCCTCCACTTTGGGATAGTTCATTTCAGAGGAATCTTCCATCAGTTTTTTCAGTTGGGATTCAGTTATGACAATAGTTCTCATAATCATAAATATTTTGTTAATCCATAATCCAATTAAAGATAGAGTAGTTCTCGGCGATTTGATTAATGTATTGAATAACCTCATCGAGTCCTCCGAGTTCCTCGTTTTCATATCTTGGGAATTCTACTTCAATATCAATATTTCCTCTGTTGTTAGAAACATGAAATGAAACGTAGTTGTCATTGAAGTAAGGGAATTCTTGCCCTTCAAAACCAAATACTTGAATTTCATCATCCATTATCAATAAACTTCTTGGGTCAACCAAATCGTATCTTAAAAGAAAATCGGCAACCATCAAAGTATCATCACTCGGATTCCCTAAAACGTTATTTTCTTCTTCATCGTTATAGAATTCTCGAAGTCTTTTGTGTTGAGATTCGGATATAATATATTTCATATTAAATAAATACCTTTAGAAAAATATTTATTGATAAATACCAATAACTATGGAGAGATTAAGACAATTCTTTAATCAACTTTTGAGTGAAGGGACTGCCGTTTCATCAAAAAGATTTTCAGGGATTGTTACCTTGTTAAATCTTATTATTTTGACTTATATTTCAACCATTAAGAATGGCACAACACCTGAATACATGTATACAACTCTCGCGTTTTTGGTTGGTTCACTTTTAGGGCTCACTTCAATCGAGAGAATCATGATGAAAAAAGACGAAAAGAAAGAATAATAATTATCAAACAAAAAAACTATGAAATACATTATTTCTGAATCTCAATACAATAAATTGTTGAATGAACAAGACACCGATGTTTGTCTTCAAGATGAACTCGATGAACTCAACGACCTACTAAGCGGAGTGGTAGAAGTTGATGTCGAAGATTTAGGTGGGGAAATACCTGATGAAGAGATTCTCGCTCAAGTTCAAGACCCGAAAAACAAAAGTTTATTATCTCGGGTTTTGAGTAATTTATCACAGATGAGCCCTGACCAATTAAGAGATGAGTTAAAGAAAATTATATCTCTTAGAAATATTAAAGAACAATCTACACCATACTTCGAAAGGGTAACAAACATCGGTGGGGTGGAAGTTCCTACCGCAGCTGTCCATGGTGTTTTGGGACTGTTGGCAATTAGTATTTTAAGTAAAATCATCAACTCATTGGGAAATAACAGAGGTGGCTCAGGTGGAGGACGACGCAGAAGATATGGTAGAATTGCCTCCAAAGCAACCGGTTGTCAAGGAGGGAGCGCAAGAGCTAGACTTGTGAGGATGAGAAGACGTCGAGAGAATTGGAAAAGTTTCTTAAGAAAATTGGGATTAAGATAGAATTTTTGTTCTAAATCAAATTTTTGTTGTACATTTGTCTTATGGATATGTACACCAAAGCCCACATTTTCCTTTACCACCTCAAAGAAGGTAAAGGATACAAGACTTCTGTAGACACCAAGGTTGTTTGTGTCAAACGTACTAAGAAGAAGATTGTTCTCTCAAATGGAGTGATTGTTCATTTAAAAGAGAAGAATGGTATGTTGTATTTCGCCACGGGAAGTATTGTTCGTGGTTACAAACGTTACGAG